AACAGAGAGAATATCCAGGCCGTCAGAGGAATGCCGCAGAGATACGGCGCTCCTTCACGTGCGGGAAGAACAGCGGAGATGGGGGCAATGCTCAGCGGCAAGGATCCGATCAGCGCACCAAAACCACTGACGGCAAAGAGCCGTGAGAGTGTTCCCTGCTCTGTGCGGAGATCTTCTGCATCCGTACGCGCCGAGAGTACGACTGTGCTTTCGACTGCAAGTGTGAACAGGAGCGTCAGTCCAAGAGCAGCGGCCGGAAGAAAATCACCTGCGCCCGGTGCTGTCAGGACAAATGCCGTGGTCAGTATATCCGGTTGGAGAAACGGCGCTGCAGGAATCTCCCAAAAACCTTCCGCCCATGTGAGGACAGTGACAATTCCCATTCCGAGCGGCAGAGCAAAGCGCACGCGCATTGCATGCAGGAGAAGAACCAGCAGGACGCCGATCAGTGTGTAGTAAGTCAGCGGATCGGAGAGTGTGCCTCCCATAGTCAGTGCCCACGGGGAAGGCAGCAGGATACGTGCGTAGAGGGCCGCTGTTATCAGCATCGTAAGTCCCAGACCAAAGATGAGCCCCGTCCGTATGATCGGAGGAAGCGACGCCTGGAGTGCAGCTGCGTATTTTGTGCGTGTGAGCAGAGCTCCTGAGAAGGAGACGAGCGCAGCGATGCCGAGCAGTTCCTGCCACGCAATGCCGCGTGCGATGATCTCCTCATAGACCAACCATGCCGTAATGGACGGAGAGGGGAACGCAATCAGCGTCCTTCCGCCGCGCGAAGCCATGAGCGTTCCAATGACACAGGCAACAATGCCGCATGGATACGCCGCCGTGAACGGCATGCCTGCGCGCGCGAGTAGCGATGCAGTCAGAACGAGAGCGAGGGCGGCGACGAAGACCAATATAAAAGCATCGCAGAGTGGCGCATACAGAACTCTCTTCTCACTGTTCATGCCTGTCCTCCCGCGATATCTCAAAACATTTTTATTCTATCACAAAATAAGTGATTGATAAAGAGCTCCTTTAATTTCAAGGCTTTAGAGAAATATAAAGTGTATTTGTCTACAACTTGTCTACAAAATTACTTGCCTACAATATCCCCAAAGATGCGAGCAGTCTCCTGCATCATATCCTCTGTATCATGTGCATACAGGTTTTGCGTGATGTTCGCGTTGGAATGCCCAAGGCGTGCAGCAACATCGACCGGCTTTGCCCCGGCCTCGATCAGTTTTGTCGCATGGGTGTGCCTGAAGCTGTGGGGATTAAGTCCGGCTTTACGCAAAACAAGTGTGACGGACGTGTGATGGAGTGGGACGCCATTCGGGCGTATGCAGACGAGCGAGCGGTGCAGGAGATAATCCGGCGCAGGAATCTTCTTTGGGAGAAGAACCAGAGCTCGTTCATCGTGCGAATCTTCGTAGGCCAGTTGATATGCTTGACCAAAACGCATCTGATGCTCTGCTTGCTCAGCGCGCAGTGTGCGGAGGTAGGCAATAAAAGATGCGTCTGCATAAAACACACGTGCACTGCTCTCCGTTTTTGGAGTGTCAAAATATCCTGCCTCGAACCGTTGCCGTGAGACACATATCTTGCCCGTGTTCAGATCAATATCCTCCCACGTCAGACCAAGTGTTTCACTGATACGCATTCCACTGTGATACATAATCTTGATGGCGGGGTAGCAGGTAGACCCTTTTGGGATGGCGGCGAATTGCTCCGGTGTTATGATCACGCGTTTTATCACCTTGCGAGGCGCGCAGCGAGGGATAGGGATATTTGTTGCCGGATTTACAGTGATGAGCTCTGCCGGATAGACGGCATATTTCAGCGCCGCAGACAATACAGACTTTGCTTGTATGATGGTCCCGGCCGCAAAACCTTTATTTGCCAGTTCCTGTACCCACGCAGCAACATCGCGCGGGCGAAGGTCCTGTAAATAGATGCTCCCTAGATGGGGGAGAATACGGAGCGTTGTTGCACAGGAATAGTTTTGATATGTCGTCCGCTTTACGTTTGGGCGTACGATGTTCTCCAGCCACGATGCGAGATAGTCCCGCAGCTTGATCTTCTCCGACGTGATGCCAATGTTGCCGCTCTTCCAGTCAGCATAGGCTTTTACACCTGCTTCATATGCTTCATCTTCGGTGGCATAGCCTCCTTTCTCTTTCATGCGGCGTGGGTTCTTGGACGTATCGAAACTGTACGAGTACGTCTTTCCGCGCTTGCGTATGCGTATCTTGGACATAAATAAAACCTCCTTGATATAGGAGGCGAATCATGGTAGTATGTAAGTGCTTAGGGCATGATTCGCTCATGTTCTGCCGCTCGGTGTTGGTAGCACTGGGCGGTTTTTTAATTTGTGCTTTTTAAAAATTCTGCTATAATCAAAATAAAGGGGGCGCATCATTATGATTAAGAAGTTGCACCGTGCAATTTCCAGAGTGTCCGTCTTTTTCCTTATATGGGCGCTACTAGCCTGCTTTATTACATTTATTTGGTGGGTATTACCTTTCTGTACTGAACAGGTCATGCTTACTAGTCGGTGGGGGATAAGTTTGCTTTTACTCACTTGGTTGTTGTATACCAAACGAGTTAGTATACTTTGATTTATAAGAGGATGGTCAGTGATCATCCTCTTTTTTCTTGCTCGCAGGATCTTCAATCTGCAATCGCTCTATTATCGCTTGCATTTCTTCCTCACTATACCTTTTACTTTTGTTTCTTCTATCCATAATTTTTGTAATCGCACCGATCAGTCCGTCCGTCTTCATTTCTCCGGTTTTGCGATCTTCTGAAAAATCGAACTTAACGCTACCACCAAATAAAGCTACTGCAATTGCGGCGATTGAAGCTACTTGTGTGACCGGACCAAGCAATTCAACTAGACCAGCCGATTGAACATTTGTCCTTGATTTTATGTTGGTAGAAAAATCTGTTGTATCTATCTTCAGCTCTTCGGCAAGCTCCTGCGCCATAGTTAGGACGCCACACATATATACAGGAATATCAAAGGCATTTGGACTATCAGGAGTACGGATAGATAATGTAAAATGAGCAATATTGTTCTTGATATAAAGTGGATGGATTGCACGTTCTATGAAATCGCTGTATAAATCAACTTGTGAAAGTGCTTGTTGGTTGCGAAAAAACGTGTATAGTTTAGAATCGACGCGATCTTTGGAGATTCCCTGTATCCAATGTGTTTTACGGCGCCTTGTATAAGGACACTTCCCTTCAGCAATATCTTCTTCGCTTATTTCTTCTTGGTATGCTTCGTCATCTGTAATATATCCGAAAGCAAAATGTGCAGATGCAGCGGATGGAATGATTACAATATCACCTTTATGAATCTCTTTGCAAAAACGATAGACTTGATTTAATACCCGAGTGGTTTGTGGATGTGCCTCTTTCAAGTCGTCGACAAGCTGATCGGTGCGTTTGTCTTCTGGAACACATGGGACATCCTCATGGCCTATGGCAACAAAATTGTCTAAGAAGAATTCATCAAAGTAACTCCCGCCTTGTGTGCGGATGAACCAATAATGACGAGTGTCATCTACCTCTTGTACAGGTAGACCGAGATCAGCTAAGGCAGCATATAATTCTTTGGCCTGCTCGTTCATAAAATTTTCTCCCTTTCATCTTTCTATCTATATTTCTGTTCATCGTGCTCTACACGGTGAGCTTTTTTTATTTGGGAAAAATCCGCGATATTTTCCCACTTGGAAATCTAACTAGGAAGAAATTGCAGATTTTTCCATCTTATTTGGACTGTCATCTTTTAGGGGGTCTATAACCTGCCTCTCGTGCCTCTCTCTCTGTGAAGAACCACTGTGACACATGTTTTGTACGATTATAATACGTGCTGCCGGGGATGTGATATATCCTGCCGTTCTTGCCGACATGGCCTTTGATTCCTTCACCATTGGGGCCGCTGCCATAATACATCTTCTCTGTCGGCGCTGATTGTGCCGGCGGGGATGCTGCTGTGACTGCCGGCACAGGTGGCGATGTCGCTTCCTCAACAGGGGCTTTTACTGGTTCCTCTTTTGTAACTGCAGGGGGATTTTCTGCCTCTGGTTGACTTGTTGTTTCTGTTACGGCTGCAGGTTGCTGTGGAGTTTCTTTTTGCGCCCTGTGAGAACCAAAGCACGATCCGATGATCAGCAAAAGGACAAGGAGTATGATAGTGCCGCATCCGAGGAGACAACCTTTTGCCTGTTTCTCAGTGACTTGTGGCTTTTCTGGTGCAGGAGGGGGACTGATTTCGATTGGCAAAGAATCGCTTTCCGGCTCGATTGGTTCAGGCGCAGCCTCTTCTTGCACTAGCGGTATACGGCATTTTGGGCAAGCTTCCCACTGTTTACGCATCCTATGCCCACAGTATGGACATACAGACATCTTTTTCCCTACGGGCTTATCAAGTCTAGTAGTGTAATGTATTCCTGTTCCTGGGATTCCTGTTGATAGAGTTGTTCCCCTTTTTCCAATATTGATATGGGCTCCTCTCGGCCCTATGGACACACCTGTGACACCATCTTTTCCAATATTAATTTTTATCCCTGGTAATATTTTTATTGATTTACGAAAACGCCAACCCATGAAGATTCCCTTCCATCTTCTCTATTTTAGTTACTATGTGTGTTGTGGACAAGTCTCTACATGGTGGGGGAGCTTACATATCTTCTTCTGCCATAAGCAGGTGAAGATACTGAATCCAGTACGGAATCTTATCTATACACTCTTGCAAAGATAAGCCATCAGCGGAAACAATGTCTCCACTCGCATCATGTATGTATTCATTTATATCATTAAAATCATTCTTCGAGATCTTTTCCCAGTCAACAGGATAAGCTCCACTTATCCACTGCATCCAGTGCCCATACTCGCTAAATTTAATTTGCCCGATTTGGCAGCCACACCAGATGAATCGCCATCCTGCATATATTTCCTTTGACTCTATTGTTAATTTTTCTTTTTGCAATGCTTCCTTTAAACAGACGAAGAATATTTCTTCATGCTGTCTAACTTCTTCCTCTGTGAACAGAATTTTCATTTCTGAGAAAGAGTTAAATGACTCCCTTTCGCTTTCTGTTTCTTGTACTGTGCTGATTATAGCATTACCGTATTCTGTTGGGGTGTAGGCTCTGTATTCTTCGAGAACCCCTAACTCTTGCGGAGTCAGTGAATTAGTATCTCCAATGCGCGCAATCAAATCAGCTTTCTTTCCACTTACCGGGAGGTGTTTCATTCGTAATATGTCTTTTAACGATTTTACCGTGCAATGTTGTAAATCTATAGTCGCGCTTAGAACCCCGAGATTGAAAAACTTAGACATCACAGCACGATAATCAATTCCGTATGTATGTGTCCAATATCCTGCAATATAAGTATCGTGAACATGTCTACCACAAACATACTTTAAAAAACTTTTCTCGACACAAGATAGTTCTTTTTCGTTCGTGTCTTGTATGAATCGATAGTCAAAAGAAGATATGTTGTTGATATGGATATGGTAATAATTATCTGAAATCTTTTGAAGCTCTAGCGATACTTTATCCAGCTCAGGAGGGTGTGGCGTAACATAAGGCTCTATCGGTGAATATTTTGGCAATACTATTTTAGGCAAATGTGTTTCTTTTTTCCAAAAAATGAAATCAAGTAGCCCCATGATCTTTCACCTCGATACTTCATAGCTTCCTGCGCAATTCGATGACCTTTCCGAGAATCTGCACGGGAAGATTTTTGATTTCCACATCTGTGTAAAAATGAGGTTCATAAGCAGCTGCATTATACCCAATGAGCATCACTCCACCGCGTTCGCGACGTATTTTCTTTACAGTTGCATCGTTGCCGTTGATAAGCACGATTGCAATATCTCCTGTGTCTGCTGTTGTTTGCTTACGAACAATGACTACATCCTTTTCGTATAGTACAGGTTCCATCGAATCACCACGGACTTGTAGTGCAAAGAAGTCTCCTGTGCGGGCAAGTTCTTCGTCAATTTCCTCATAGTCGATAATATCCTCTATGGCTTCGAGAGGAATGCCAGCAACAACAGAACCAAGCACGGGGATTCGGACCCCTTTTTTTCGATGTGATTGATGTGATGCTGGTGCTTCCCACTCCATGATTTCATTTGGAGAAATGTTGAGGGCTTTGGCAAGAGCAGATATAGCGCCTCTCCTCATATTTGATATTTCGCCACTTTCCCAACGGGATATAGTGGCTTCGCTTACACCTACTTTATCTGCAACTTCTTTCATCGTCATTCCGAGAAGTATCCGCTTTTCTTTGATTAAATCTTTCACGCTCATATGTTGCCACCTCAATAATATTATAGTTTCTATCTTGCGTATTTGCAATATGTTTTATAAAAATCATAACAAAACTTGCGAAAACGTATTGCGTGCTTTTGAAAATGATGATATACTACTTACGAAAACGCAAGATTGGAGAGGGGGATAATATGTTTGATAAGGCGTTGTTTCTGTATTATGTAACGCGTAAGAATATGACCCTGGGGACTATATCTACAATGCTTGAGATAAATCCTGCAACACTTACGCGGAAAATGAGCGGAGAAAGCGATTTTACGCGCGATGAAGTTCAGAGACTCAAAAAGATTCTTGGGCTTTCTGTTATTGATGCCGACAAAATTTTTTTTGCAGAAGAACTTGCGTAAACGTAAGTGTTCAAACAAAACACCTTTCAACGAGAGGCAAAGGAGGTGAGGGGATGAAAACAATTTTCCAGTCGGAGAGCCACGGGACGAACGAGCTGAAAGGCTCGGTCGCAATCCTTGTGGATGGTGCAGTCGAGGAAGTCTTTACGCTCGGTGTAGGTCTCAATATGAGGCGCACACTGGATGCGGAAAAGAATATGAGCATCCTGATTGAGGTTCAGGATGCTCAGACGGGCAAGACAGCCCACACATTTGTTGTTACCTGCAAGGCTTAGGGATTGATGCTTTGCACGCAGGTGTTGACGCGCAAGGCAATCCGCTCGTTATTCGCCAAAATAACGTCTGCGATTGCCTCTGGGGTAATGGTGTCATAGGCTGCAAGGATTTTCAATATCTCATCCTTTGACAGTCCAGGGTTCGGCGTCAATGTGATTCGGACATTGTTCATGGTAACACCTCCTTTCTGTATCGATTATACCACCGCAGGGAGGAGGGCAACAACACAGCCGAAACGGGTGAAAGCCCGTCCGCAGGGAGTGACCGCCCTGCGCTGATGATGGCAGGTCACGTCCCGCCGATATGAGGCGAATCATGGTAGATAGTCCAATGAGAGGCGGGGCGTGGATGCCGATAGGAGGTGAAGTATGTGCGGGGTGTCATAGACTGGGACTTCGTTATAACGATCGTCTGCCTGACAGCACCGGTTATGCTGTTCTCCATACTTGCGGTCTATTTCTGGAGGTGAGGATATGCCAAGGAAAGCTGCTGATGCAGCGACGCTCGACATCGTGAAAGTGCTCACGGATGCGGTAGAGAGGATCGCTGCTGAAAAGGTCGCTGAACAGTCAGAGGCGGCAACGCAGCGCATCATTGAGCATCTGCCGGAGGTTGTCTATCTGCCTCCGAAACCTGCGGAGGTGCCGCAAGAACGTCTGCTGAGCGTGGGGGAAGTCGCAGAGATACTCGGCTGCTCGACGGCGACTGTTGCCAAGCGGTTCGAGAGCGGCGATCTGGCCTTTGTGCTCGAACGCGGCTCGGAGAACCGAAAGGTGCCGTATAGCTGGGTGGTTGAGTACATCTATAGCTTGCCACGATATACGGGCAAGCTCAAAGAGAGAAAGGAGGTCAAAGCTCATGCGTGAGTTCTTAAAGGCGGCTCTCGTTGGCGGGGCATTCGTCGCAGCAGCATCGCTCCTCTCTGGGGCGTGTAATCCGTGGGACGACGGCAAGAACGCCGTCCTTGTCGAGGAAACGTACATCGTCAAGCCCGGAGATACGCTCTGGGGCATTGCGGAGGAGTACCTTGCCAAGAACACCGGCACTCGCCGGTACATCTTGGAATACAAGGAGGGTATCTATGAGAACAATCCGTGGCTCGTAGATCGCAAAGGGATGATCTGCCCGGGAGATCAGCTGACGCTGACGTACTGGGTCAAGAGTGAGGAGGAGAAGAAATGAAAAAGGAAATGGAAATCAAGAAGGAAGAAGCTGCCTTTGAAATGCTGGGTAGCTCCTATGATGGGGACGGCGAGCTCGTCGAGGTAACCTACGCCGACCTGCGTGCAGCTAACATCGGCGACATGTGGGAGGCACGCGACACTCATAACTGCGGCCGCTCTCTCGACGAGGAGTCTGCAGAGGTGGTCTACAAGACGGAACGAGGTACGGCAGTCCTGTTCCGCAACTGGGGCACGACGGACGACCCCAACCCGGAACATTGGGAGAGTGCCCCTAAGCTCGTCTGGTACGAGTTCGCGTGAGGAGGAGCAGGAATGACGAAGTGGCAGACGCGCCGCGACCTTGTAACGAAGAATCTGACGATGTGGCGCGTATTCCGCATCGTTGACGGTGTGGAGGAGCGAAGCGGTACGCATTATGCGACGTTGGATGAGGCTCTCACACATGTGAGGGAGCTCAACGCAAAAGAAAAGCGCCCAAAGCGGCGGCAACCGCTCTGAGCGCAGGGCAATAAAGCTATAACGTGAGTATATCACGGATGAGGAGGAATAGCAAACATGAGATACAGGGTAAATTTCCGTATTGAGGGGGCTGTCGAGATAACAGCCTCATCTGAGGAGGAGGCAGAGGAGATCGTCGAGGATATGGAGCGCAGCAAGATGCTTGAGCTTTTCGACTTCGACGAGCAGGGATTCTCGGCTGCAGCGTATGAGATGAGTGAGGAGGAGTAGAGATGGCAAAACTCATCATGACCGTCGCTGAAATGGAGAACGAACAGAAGTGGCTTGAAGCGCGGAGCACAGGAATTGGCGGCAGCGATGCCGCTACCATCGTTGGTCTCAACCGCTGGAAGTCGCCCTTTCAGCTCTGGCTTGAAAAGACAGGCAAGGCAGAGCCGGATGATCTCTCTGAGAACGAATACGTCTACTGGGGCAAGGTGCTCGAGGAGGCGGTTGCAAAACGATTCTGTGAGCTGACAGGAAAGAAGGTGCAGCGACGCGGGCTCTTGCAGATGGATGGTTGCCCATACATCATAGCAAGTGTCGACCGTATGGTCATCGGCGAGAACGCGGGCCTTGAGTGCAAGACTTGCAACGGATTCTCGGCAAAGGAGTGGGAGGACGACGAAGTGCCCGCCGCCTACTATGTGCAATGTCAGCACTACATGATGGTCACGGGCTGCGAGCGGTGGTA